ATCTGCCTACAAGAGCAGCAAGCCGTAATAACAACGAGTGAGCAGCCTAGCAGGGTTGGCAACCCCAACCCTGCGTGAGTGTTTATTCAAAGCAAATGCCATTAGGTAATGGCATGGAGGTAGCAAGTGATTCGTAAAGACTACAAATGGCCTAGCACAGGTCGCCGTCGCCGCGAGGCAAGGGTTAAGAAGTTTTCAGAGTTGGTGTTGTTTGGGTGCTGCGTGAACTTAATCACGGTTGCCCTAGTCGAACTTATACCGGGTGGTAATTGGTTATACCTGATTGCGTTTACGGCAGGTGTCGTAGGCATGACGGCCATGACCGCCAAGTTTTTCAGAGAGTAATGCCATTAGGTAATGGCATGGAGGTAGCGCAACTATGTGGTGCGTAGCGTGTCGAACAGAAGAGGTCGCAGCCAAGCGCGTCGAGGTGGGATTCATTACCTGCCTACGTTGTGGCGAGGCAGATGCGAAGAAAGTGAAGTGGTGCGTGACGATCACAGCGCACAAGGGTGCGTATGGTGTCGTGCGTGACAAAGAGATGTTGAAACAACTAAACAAGTACGCGAGGACATGAAGATGGCTAAGAAATTGCAAGTGATGGTGATGTTTGAGTTTGATGATGTAGATAGTCCCGATGGATTCAAAGCAGACGAGATAGTGAGTCGGGTGTCACAGATGATGAGTCTTGACGAGGTTTACGACGAGTCGGGTGCATCTGCGATATGGGTAGATGACGCGATGATCGTACCGGGAGATGACTTTTCGTTTTCTGAATCTTTTGCAGACTTGTTCAAGCCGACAAAGAAGGAGGCGTGAGATGAGCGAGAAACTTTATACCTTCACCGTCCCCGTCACGATGTTTGCAGTGAAGACGGTATACGTTAAAGCCGACAACCAAGAAGAGGCTTGCGACAAATTCCGCGATACCGATTGGTATGACGCAGATACGGACGTATCTGAAGAGGAATACGAGTGGATGGATGCCGAACTTACCGCAGTGCAGGAGATTGGCGAATGAACGAACCCGAACACATAGCAAAAGGTTTAGAAGTTCTACTCCGCAAGATCGAGGCCAAGCGTAACAAGTGGAAGTCTGAGCAAGCGGAAGAGGCTTGGATCATCGAGCAGGGTAACAACATGAATGATTGGTTTCTTGAGGCTTTTGGTGATGAACGAGCAAGACATAATCAAAGACACCGTTGAAGATTTAACCGAGCGGATTGAGAAATCCACAGAAGAGTTGAAAAAACTACGGAACTTACACGAAGAATTGCGGTCTAAGATATTTGTAGAGAATGCGTTTCGTAGGTATCTGCAATACAGACTAGATCGTTTGAACAATCAAAACGCCATTAAGTAATGGCATAACAACCAGAGGTAGCAATCATGGAAATGAGTCAGACAATTCTGAACAAGCCGAAACACATCATCTCCCTGTCATCTGCGTGTGTGCTTGTGTCAGTCGAGTCGCACGTATGGAATGCGACGGTGCAGGATCGGCAGATCAGCGACGAGGTGACGCTCGCTAAGAAAGCGAGCAAGGACAGTGGCAAGTTCGTTAAGAATCTTCTTGCCAACAATGCCGAACACAAGGCGGTCTTGAACTATCGGCAGACGATGTACAACTGGGTGCAGCGATGCACGTATGACTGGGCGGGATCGCAACGCCTACTACCCGTGGTGAACATCGCACGATTCCATAAAGAATATCGTGAGCATGAGAAGAAGTTTTATGAATTGGTCGAAGACTTCTTGAACAAGTATCCGTCCATCGTGAGCAACATGGCGTTTGTGCAAGGCGATATGTTCGACCGATCAGAGTATCCCGATGCAGCCGAGTTGCGTTACAAGTTCTCTGTTGATCTGGTGCAGAGCGAGGTTCCGACCGGGGACTTCCGTTGCAAGATTGCACAGGACTTGCTTGATGACATGGCAACGCACTACGAGAAACAAGCGAAGCGCATGGTCGAGGATATCTTGGGCAAGCAGACGAAGCAGTTGATCGAGGTGATGGAGTCGATCAGTTATTGCTGCGAGACCGAGACAACGGTGGGTGACAACGGCGAGGTGAAGGTGCGTCGTCGAAGACTGTATGACTCTACGTTGGAACGCGCCCGTGAGCTTTGCGATACGTTCCGTAACTTTAATCTCGTAGAAGACCCCAAGTTGGAGCAAGCGCGGTCGTCACTTGAGAAGGTACTGGGTAACACCACCATCGACGAACTGCGTAACTCAGACACGAAGCGTGTCGTGATTAAAGAATCTATTGATGACATCTTGAAGACATTCGGGGTGAGCGTATGACCCTGTTAGAAAAGAAATTGATGTCGGCACTGGCCGAGGTGTTGTGGGTGGTCGAGGGCAAGAATCTGTCTGAGAAGGAGGAACTTGCCATCGAGGAGGCGGTCAAAGTACTGACGGAAGCCTCAGAACAATGTGATGACTGTGTGGATTATTAACGCCATTAACCAATGGCATAACGAGAGGTAGCAAACATGGCTAACAAGACAATCAACTTCAACAACCCTGTTGAACTGAGTGATATCCCGAACTTGATCGCAACGATTGGTCATCATCGAACGGTGATGCTGCGCGGTGAGCCGGGTATCGGCAAGTCAACGGTGTTGACTATGGTTAAACAGATTTTGGGTAACGAGTATGACCCGATCTATGCAGACTGCCCGGTGTTGGATGTGTCCGACGTAGTGATGCGGATACCGAACCATCAGACTAAATCGTTGGAGTCTTACGTGTCGGAGTTGTTCAAGTTGGACAGCCCGAAGCCCAAGATCATCATGCTTGACGAGGTGAGCAAGGCGAACAAGTTGCTGCAAGTTATCTTCACCCGGTTGATGCTTGAGCGAACGGTCGGTGATGTGAAACTGCCAGCGGGATCTATCGTGTTCGCAACGGGTAATAATTCCTCTGACGGTGTTGGCGATACGCTGTCGGCGCACGTGTTGAATCGTCTGTGTGTGATCAATGTGCGTAAGCCCGATGCCCGGCGTTGGAATCTGTGGGCAACTGATAATGGTATCTCCCGCATCATTCGTACATGGGTTGCCATGAATCCGTCGTGTCTCGCGTCGTATCTTGATGGTGGGCAGGAGCAGAACCCGTACATCTTTGACCCGGCCAAGCCCATTACATCATTCGTTACGCCCCGGTCGTTGGTCGGTGCTAATGAGGTTGTGAACAACTCTGGCAAGTTAGGTCAATACGTGACGAAGGCAGCACTGGCCGGGCTTTGTGGTGGTGCGTTTGCCGAGTCGGTCGATGCGTTTATGAAGATGGAGAAGGAGTGGCTCAAGGTCGCTGACATTCTGGCTGACCCCGAGAACATTGCGATACCGACGAACCCGGCAGTCCTGTTCCACGCCATGTTCAATGCGGTCGATACCATCGACACGCAGGATGAACTCACATCGTTCATGAAGTTTGTGAAGCGGTTGAAGTCTGAGGAAATACAGGCTTGCTTCAACTCGATGGTGTTTGAGTCCAAGCGCACCGCGAAGTTGGCACGTAACAACGATGAGTTACGAGCATGGGGCATGAAGAACATTGAACTTTTAATCTGAGGTAGAGACTAATGAATGACGATCAAATGCAGATAGTCATCACCAAGCGTGAGGTCTATGGCACAGAAAGGTTTTATCCAGAGTGTCCTAAGTCAACGATTCTGGCGAGGCTGTCCCATCGACGAACATTTAGTCGGCGGGAATTGTTCATGATCAAGGAACTTGGGTACAAGATCATAGTCAAACAAAGTGAGGTGGAGTTATGAACGCAGTCGTGCGTGAAGTCGATCTAGAAACGCGGTTGAAGAAGGCGAACATTAAACTAATTCGCCATCCTGAGACTTGCTTATACGGCGGTGTCATCCTAATGGGTGAGACTTCCCTTGTTGATGACGAGCGGCAGTGTCCGACAGCGTACACCGATGGCTTGAACAAACGATACGGTAGAAAGTTTTTGGAGACACTGACTGACGAAGAGATTGCCGGTGTTGTGCTGCATGAGACTCTGCACGTGATGCTCAAGCACATTCCCCGTCACAAGGACTTGATGAAGAAAGACAAGAAACTAGCCAACATTGCGATGGACTATGTGGTGAACGACATCATCACAAACATTCAAGACAAGAAGTTGTGCAAGTTACCGGCGGGTTGTTACTACGATCCGATGTTCCACGATTGGTCTGTCCGTCGTGTGTATGACTATCTTAAACAAGAGCAAGAGCAGGGAGGCGGCGGAGGTCGTCCACAAGAATCGTTCGATGATCATGGAGATGATCTAGTCGAAGGCATGGAGCCGGGTGATTTGGAGAAATTGGGTAGCAAGGTTGATGAAGCCATACACCAAGGTGGTACGTTGGCCGGTCGGTTTGGGGCGAACATTCCCCGAGCCATTCAAGATTTGATGAAGCCCGAGATTGATTGGCGCGAGGTGTTGCAGGACTTCTGGACTGCCAATGTGCGCGGGTCGGATGAGTTCACATGGCGGCGGTTCAATAAGAATCGTTTAGCCGATGGACACTATCTGCCTAGCACGATCAACGAAACAATCGGTGAGGTCATTCTGGCGGTCGATACGTCAGGGTCGATCAACAACAAGGACATTGCCAAGGTCGCATCACGTATCCAAGAACTGTGCGATACCTTGCCGCCCGAGCGTATCCGTGTGTTGTGGTGGGACACCGAGGTGCATGGTGAGCAAGTCTTTGAGGGTAACTACTCAGAGATCAATCGGATGCTCAAGCCTTTGGGTGGTGGCGGTACTCGTGCGGGCTGTGTCAGTGACTACATCGTTAAGAATCGTATTAACGCAGACTGCATGATCGTGTTCACGGACGGTTACGTAGAAGACCCGGTGACATGGCAGACCCCGATCCCGTCGATCTGGGTGATCAAAGAGGGTGGCCGCGAGTCATTCGTGCCGCCGAACGGTAACAAGCGTGTGGTGATGAAAGCGTAAGGAGAAAAAGCATGAGCGACGAAGAGTTGATAAGACAGGTAAACTATGAAGTGAAGAGAGTGTATTACTCTGCTTTCCGGCATGGCTTCTTTAGTTGTCTGTTTGGTGTATTAGTTTTCTATATCTTCATCAGTTAAGAGGTAGCAGTCATGGCGAAGAAGGAGAAGGTTAAGTTCAATGTGGGTGATTTGTTTTTCAAGGAGAAGTACAACCCATTGCCTCACGATCTAGTTCAAGCAGTTACTACAAGCCCGTTGTTTGGCAGCGTTGCTTGTGTCTACAACTATTCGGGTGGCAAGGCATTTATCGGTCACGTGGAAACATTCCAGACCGGGCAAGTCTATGCAATAGAGATGGTCTCTTCTCTTGGTATGAAAATCTGCAAATTTAGTATTACCGGCAAAGTCGGAGACGGGGGTACGCTAAACTTATATACCCCTTGGGGTGCGTTCAATGTCGGTGCTACCCGCCATCAAATAGGTACAGCGAACCCCCGGTATTTGCAGAGTAAACTCAAACCAGAATCGTCGCATGATGCCGCAGACTCGTTGATTAGAAGTATTGGTAACGCACAAAACGGTTTGTCCACAAAGTTGCGTGACATCGTTGATGATCTTATTGACAGAAACTACGGACACGGCATCAGTTCGCAGCCACAGTTTCCGATGAACAAATTGACTGAGAATCTGCAAACATTTCTGGCTAAGTTGGCAGCGAATGAAGTGACCATGTTGGAGATGCCGTCGTCCATGCGTCAAGAATTTGACACGCATTACTCTAACTACACGACTAAACGCAATAAATTTAGGGAATCTATCGACAAGTCTAAGGACTTCTTTGACGGTGAGAAGTGGATGTATTGCCCCAACTTTAACGGCGGCGTACTACTGGGCGCGATTAGCCCCGAGCCTATGATTGAAGCGATGGACAAGTTCATTGCCGACGACGAGTTGCCGTTCGGTAATCGGTTTAACTACGTCAAGGAGACTGTACCTTTTAAATGGTACAAGTCACTGAGTAAGGTTCCCGAAGAGTATCAGCGTCAGTTGGAATACTCTTTAATGATGTTGAAGACACACCGAGCATCGGCTCAGATAATTCCCGAAGTAACAATCTCGACGTTCTGGCAGGAGATGGGTGCGTACTCATCAAGCACCGACGAGGTAGATATGAACCAATGCTTACTTCTTCCCCGGTGATGTATGCGCGAGGAGAAGGGCGATCCAACATCCTTGGCTCCGGTTAAAGATGCTATCTGGCCGGGGCATTGGGTTGTTTACGTGAAGAGAACGCCGTCCGACCATTTCGTTATTTACGTAGATAAAAAGTATAACAGGCAATTCCCGCTCAAGGACTTGCCAACCGAGATCAAAGAGAAGTTGGTGTTGATTCATTCAATAGACAGTAAAGCGTTTGAGGTCGTAGACATCCCCGAAGTATTAGAGGATGTAGGTTGGAGGCTTGATGACACGTGGTATCAGTTTGTCATCAGCGAAAAACTTTTAAATGAACTTAGAGGGATGCCATTAACTAATGGCATTTATAGGAAGGTAGAGCATGACACCGGAAGGACGAGTAAAGAAACGAGTGAAGGAGATTCTCAATGAACTCGGCGCGTACTACACGATGCCGATAGGAACTGGCTTCTCTTCTTCTGGCGCACCCGATTTTATTATTTGTATCGCCGGGTTGTTTTATGGTATAGAGTGTAAAGCAAACGGTGGAAAGCCCACCGCGCTTCAACTGAAGCATCACGATGACATACGTAAAGCCGGTGGCATCGCAGTAGTGATAGATGAGACAAACGTAGAGAACCTACGCAAGGAGATATTGAGTTATGTCGAAGTCAAGGCAGATTTTAAAGTTGTTGCAGTCGGGGAAGTCGGTCAAGGAAATAGCAAAGATCGCAAAGGTAAAGCCGCAGTACGTGTATACCGTGCGGTCGAAGAATAAGTCATCAAAGATTATGGAGGCGGTGCGAGAAACAAAGGCCGCACTCAACGTACTAGAAAACAAGCCTGATCTTGTGAACAAGCCGCCGCACTACACAGTCGGGGGCGTAGACTTTCTAGACTACGCAGAAGCAAAAGGTCTGACTGAGAACGCTTACCTTTTTAACGTGGTGAAGTATGTGAGCCGCGCCGGTAAGAAGGTCGGAGCCGATCCGGTCGAGGACTTGAAGAAAGCACAGTTTTATTTGACACGCGAAATCGCAATCCGCGAACGCGCTTAAACAGAGGTAATGAACATGAAGACGATTGAAGTTGAAATCCGTGGTAACACTCCGCTCTTGATCCACAAGTTTGCGGAACAGGCAGAGCAAGGCAAGGCGACCCGTCGTGTGATGGTCGATAGTATGAATCCGCGAGACGAGGCGACGAAGAATGCTTACATCGCGCAGGATGGAACATACTACTTTAATGCTTTCTCTATCCCTGCAACGATGGCGAACGCGGGCGTGAACCACAAAATGCGCGGTTCGCGTAAGACTCTAAAAT